CAGGGGTGCCGATAATGAGCCGAGCAGAGTACAGCGGCGGTGTTTGGGTGGGTGTCGGCTGGAACGGCCTCATTGTTACGGGCGCCGACGACCCTCCAGCGGAGTCTTCTGGGGCTTTTTTTGGCCGGGCTATAGCGGTGTCTTCGGACAACCGAGTGCTGGTACTGGCTGTACCTAATTTCGAAGGCGCCACACACACCTCTGCAGGAGAAGTTCATGTGTACGTACGTGACGAAGCTACAGGGGATTTAGTTTTCCACCAGGTTCTACCAACATCAGGTTTGGTGGCGACTGACGAGTACGGGGCTTCAGTGGCTACAAACCATGACGGGTCTTCTATCTATGTAGGGGCGCCAGGTAAACCCACTTTGTTTCGGTACAGAGTCGACCCTGAGACAGACCTTTGGTACGAGTATTCTCTGACTAATTTTAGTGCATCGTCTGAGGGCGGCTCTTCTGTTTCGATAGCTGAGGACGACAATGTCATCCACGTAATAGGGGCGCCGAACCGTACGTACGCAGGTAAATTGGGCGCAGGCAGTGCGTACCGGAACAGCGTACCTCTAGGCGCATCTATTGTCAGTGAGCTTGTGCAGAGTGCTTCAGCTGTGGATAGGAGGTTCGGGTCTAATGTGCTAGTGAGCGCGGATGCCTCACTCATATACGTGAGCGCCCGGGTGTCCGACAACAGTGGTTCGGTTACGATGTACATAGGGTTTACGGAATACGACACCTTAGTTTCCCCAAATGCAGGAGCCAACCGGTACTTCGGTGTTGGGGAGAGTGTAGGCGAGACACCGACGGCGTGTAGTTCCGATGGTTCTGACCTGTTTATAGGAGAGAAATATGGTATAGATTCAAACTCTGTAGCCACCGGTGTCTTGCATGTATACAAAGCTGGCGGCGTTTCGTCTCCTACTCTTGCCTACACCATAGAGCCACCTACTGCGCACGCATCGGCCAACATGGGTTTTGGCACGAGCGTGTCGCTCAGTGGGGACGGCTCGGTGCTGTTCATCAGTGCTGACTCTTATGTAGACTCAGAGTCGGGGGGCGCTACCGGGGCTGTATTCAGATACAAACTTGATAACGGTGTCTTCGCTTTTGACAAGATGATCCAGTCAGAGCTAAAGCAGACGGGTGAAGTATACGGGCACAGTGTGGCTACGGGTCTTGAGGGGGTCATGCTGTTCGTAGGTGTACCTGACCGCGATGGCAGCCTTCCTAACACGGGCGCCGTAGACATAAGAAACGTAGGGAGTTCTCCTGTGTTCGAGTCTACGGTAGTTAACCTACAAGGGGTTTTTCAGTCTATAGACAGGCTGTCAGGTTCCTCCAGCCTCGGTCAGTTGACTTTTAGCATAGTTGACTACGAAGGATCTGTATCTGGTCACTTTAAAGATAAATTAACGGAGGGGAAAGGTCTCAATGCTAAGGTGGCTAAGTTTTATCGGGGATACCCCGGTTTAGATTTCGATGACTATGTTTTGTTCGCTACACAAAAAATCGGCAGTGTTACCCAGAATAAAAGGGGCCTGTTGGACTTGTCGTACATTGACCTCGTAGACTTTACGAAGGCCCAAGTGTTCGACGTGAGCAGGACTAACATATCTGCAACTGTAGGCCCTACAGACACCGAGGTCGAAGTGGTCTATCCGACGGGGTTTGGGCAGACTGAGCATGGCCCCCGGTACACAGAGGCTCCTATGTATATCGTAGGGACGGTTAGTGTGACTGCGGGGTCTTTGCTTGTACTGGGTTCGGGCACCCTATGGACGTCCTCTCGGATAGGGCAAGGTTCTCGGCTATCTATACTTGGTGTTAGCTATGTGGTGAAGGTGGTTAATTCAGATACGAGTCTACTTTTGTACGAAGGCTACCAAGGGTCTACAGCTTCCGGCCTGGCGTATAAGGTACACCCTTTCCTATACTACTTTTCAATAGACTCCGAGATTATAAATGCTCTTGGGGCCGTGCAAGAAGTGGTTACGTACACCGATACTGGCTACTTTTTCGGCCTAAATGGTTCGGACAGTTACATAGGAGACATGTTTGAGAGGGACGAGTACCCTCCAGGTTCTCGCATAAAGATATCAGGGTCGGCTTTCGACGACGGGTCATATATCGTGAGCGCCATTAAGGGGCCAAACCAACTGTATGTTACTGGCTCACTCAGCACTGACGCAGCAGGCCCCGCCGTGACCATCGAGGCACCTATCCAGTTCTACGGCTGCGCCCGAGGGGCACGAGGTACGGCTGCAAGTGTACACACTTACTCTCCAGGGAGCCTACCTTCCCGCCAACCGGAAGTCAGCGAGTTGGTGTACCTATCTATGCCTGGGCCTATGATGGCCTTGGCGCTGCTTACTGGCCGCATGTACTACGAAGGTGTAGGAGGCGACTACTCAATGTTGCCTCGAAGGTACCACATGAACCTATCCGTGAGGTTCGTAGACGTAGAGTCCTTCGGTAATGTTAGCGATGATATATGGAATGCAGTGGACCAGCAGGGGTTCGTGTTTGAGTTTTCGATAAAAGAAAAAGAGGAAGGGAAACGGTTCCTAGAAACCGAAATATACAAAGTCCTAGGCGATGTAGTTTTTACCTCAGACGAGGGTAAGCTGACGTACCTACAGCTCCCCTCGATCTTGCATGACGCCGCAACCGTAGGCGAACTTAATGTCGATAATTCTATTTTTGGTGACCTCAAGCACGACATGCCCAGCCTGTCAACGCACTACGTAATCGACTGGGATCACGCGCCCCTTTCTGGTGATAAGCGTGAGAGATTCAGAGTTATAGACACCGAGGCCCAGGGCGTACATGACGAAGGCAAGATCAGGCATTTTAATCTTAGGGGGATAAACAGAGACCTCCATTCGTTAGAGTTCCTGTATGGTTTAGTGGACTCTGTGCGCGATGGATACAGTGGCCCGCCGTTGCTACTGTCGGTGCAAAGTAAACCCTCTAATGATAAGTATCAAATAGGTGACGTGGTCAGGTGTGTAAGCAAAAACGTACGCAATTTCACCAACAAGGACACGGGGTTGTTGGACAATTCTATGCAGGTCGTTAGTGCGGCTATGGACTTCGTTACAGGGGCAATCAACTACAACACTTTTGGGTCCAGCAGGAGAGCGGGGCTGCTATCTAACCAACTTAATGACTTCGCGCTAGAAGATTCTTTCTACAGCGTGGCGGGAGGTTTGTTGGCTGCCAATAAGTTGGATGCTATCACGTCCCTAACTACCTCGGTAGACGCCCAAGGTACTCTGCACATAACGACGGCAGCGGCGGGGGTGAACTTACCTGGGAATGACGATGGTTCTCTGGCGATATACTGGATGGACTCATCAGTGAGTTTTGACGTAAGGGTTCGCGTGAGTAAAAATGTCAGGCTGTACGTGAAGGGTAAAATATCGGCTATATCGGGCGCAGGTTTAGACGGTAGGGGTGCAGCGTCGACGACTATTGCGGGTTACCTAGGGTCGAGTAGGGCGGGGGGTGGTTTAGTCATACGAGGGGGCGGCTTGTCTATCATATTCACGTACACAAGCACAGAGGCGCCAACCGTGACGGGGGCGCCGGGGCTACCTAACATGGTACTAGGCAACAGCGGAGTGGCTGTATCGGGGTTGCCGACCAACCTGCAAGGCGTCGTAGCAGGCGACGGTCTAGACATAGTACAAGACAGGCTTTCTTTAGGTACCGAGCTTATAGCAGCCGGAGGAACCAGGGGTTTAGCGGGTGCGGGCCTACTGGTGATATGCAGGGGCTTAGTGGCTGCCGCCGGCGCGGTAATAGATTTATCGGGCGTGGACGGTGGTCAGGGGGTCAGCCCAGGGACTAATAACTTCTTATGGTCAGGCGCTGGAGCAGGAGGTTACTCTGGTGGCATGCTCCTAGTCCTGGACGGTAAGGGGTCACACAGTATCGGAGTAGAAGATGCCCTTGAGGTAGACTCAGGTGATGCCGTAACCACGGGTAGAGTCGCCGAACACGTGGTGGAGTCTACGATAAGTCTATTTACCGGTGAAGACCCCTACGCCTCGCTATCGTCCTTCTACGAAGGCATCAATTACGAAAACAAGTCGAGGGTCAGCTCGAACTTAAGAATCCAGCGCCTGCAAGACGCCACTTGATCAACCTACAACCA